CTAACATCTGCTATTGTGTCATAACCATCAAAGTCTGGCTGCTTACTGAAGTGCGTATATACCATCCCAAACCGACGCATCATCGGTTCGCGAAAATCCACACAACGTAGATTCATGTCCTTAGCTACAACAAGATTATCATCCCCATAGACCGCAGCATCAAAGTGTTGACACTTCAAGTCCTCAGTCAAAACCACATACAACATAATCAAATTAGTGAAAGAGTTATAAATTGTGGTGATAGGATTCCCTGAGGGATTGCCATCATACACACGGTATAAGATATGCCCACATACCCGTACCGATCGCACCATATTGTCAAAGAGAATCCTCCGAGCACGTTCATCCTCAGGTGATCCCTTGTACCATGCATTAGCAAAGGACAAGAAGGCCTCTCCCACACAGGCAGGAAGATTACCGTCATAGTTAGTGTAATCACCAGCAACAACAGAAGTCCCATAACGAGCCATGCGATTGTACAACACCAACCACTGGCTACTATGTGGATTCAAGCCCAAGGACACACCCCGCAACGCAGCAAAACGTTGAACAAAAGTATCCAAATCTAGGAAGTATCTTCGATAATGAAACAAACCATTTAACTGGCATGTCCCGATAAGACGTGTCTTCCCTTGTTGTATCTTTTCCACAGAACGTAACTCCTGTTTGAGCACATCTGCCCAAATAAACTGCAATGATATGCCCATACGCAAATCTACATCTTCAGCCTTCAACCGCTCCAAGAAACTAGGCTGATAATCAAGATAATACTGACCCTGATCATCAACAAGTTGCTCAATATGAGGCGATTTACCCTTACCAGTGGCAAAGCCATACCCAGCAGACGTGGCAAAACAAATACCCCTCGAACCCTTAATAGGGTCACCACGAAGGGCCTCCTCCCATGAAACCACGCCCGGTGCAAAATCAAACGGTACGTGATACATATCCAACAAATAATCTACAGCTGCTGTAAAATCACCTGTCTTCTCACTAGGTTCTGCGCGCAACTTTGACCGTGCCATATCCATTGGGTCTACAAGACCCTCTGGCCCATTGTACACAGCCATTCGTGAAGGTAGTCGCTGTGGTTCACCAAAAATACCATGCAGTGGAGAATGTACTATCTTATTATGTCTCGAACAAAAATAAGGAGGTACAGCTTCAGCCACCACCTGGAACATTGATGGATTTGACTCCGGCTTAAAGAGCCCCATATCATCGGCATCTTTCTGTGTAAAAGTGACACTCACTCCTTGGCCTTTCCGTTTACCAACATGCAGACCGAGTACCACTGGTGAACCATGGGGATCCAGGTAAACCAACATAGAACCTGAATCTCCACTTTCAGTGGTTCCAACGTAGGAGATCAAATCATCCACAACAAAAACGGTTCCATTCTTCTCGTAACTGTCACTAAAGCCATTCTCTATGAGTGTGACAGGACGGAAAGAAAGCACTGCCTTGTTGAAGGATAAGAGCTGCAGAGGCTGACCAGCGACCAAATCCACGGACAGGGTGGCATCATTCACCAAACGTTTATACGTGGATGGTAACTCCGGAATAGTGTTTGGATACTTAAACGACACCAAATCCTCATCGCCCAACTGGTTAATTGAACCCTTATCAAGTGGAAAGGTATATGTCTGCCCATCCGAAACATGCATTGTCAACATCACTTCCAAATCCGAATCGAAATCAAGGAAGAAATGGGCTGGAGCAAACAACATACGCTCTTTTATATGAAAAGCGTTACAATCACTCTGCTGCCTGCCATTCGTACCAGTAAGCCACACCACTGACTTTGACAAACCTTGCGCCAGGGAGATATATCCAGAAGTGCTAGATTCAGTGAAGAATTTTTTCACATTCCTTGGATGATCCTTCCGTCTCCTACGAGAACGCCGGGCTTTCCTAGATGCAACCTTACCATGAGCTGAGTCCAATTCAAACTCTCCCATCGTTTGGAAAAATTGCTGGAAAGTGAGAAGGGAAACCAACAAAACCAGAGCTATGAAAACGAATTTCATTTTCCCTCCAAGATAAGTATCCCACGAAAGATAACCATCGCGGACATATCTAGCCATAAGCTCCGTATAAGTGGCTGTAGGATTCGATTGTGGTACAAAATTTTCCTGCTGCCACAACTCTTCTATACGCGCAGCCCCAAGAGTCAGATTCGCTAACTCATTCTTTTGTTGTGCTTTACAGCGGAGCGCCAACTCGGCAAGGCAAACAGCATTCAATTCCATTCCTTCCATGTCAGGGAAATGCATACATCTCTCAACCAAAAACTTATCATTGGTTATATCACCAGTACAAAGCTCAGTCCTATGCACAGACAAATGTATGCGTCGTACCAAAGCTTCCTTAGTTGACAAACCCACCTCCCAAGTGGCCTGATGGAAACCATCGTTTGCCAAATTAGTTGAGCAAAAGAGGAATTGGGAATCAAAAAACACTTTACCTTTAGAGCCAAAAGCCATATTCAAGTTCAAAGGTGTCGTATTAATCATACCCAAAATAGCCGAGGATTCTTCAACACGCTTCTCCCTCATACTCGTGACGAACACGTCATCCATCGTCACAAAAGGCTGGTTAGCATAACCCTCCCAATATACACTATCTTTGGGATAAGTGAAGGTATCACTTGCAACATACTCTTTCTTCATATCACCCTTGAGTGATATCGTCTGCTGTAACCGGTGTATCAATGTTGATTTACCGACACCTGGTGGACCAGTAAGCATGATTAGCAAAGGTTCTACCCTATACTTGGCACCCGAAAGAGCTACTGCGGCATCGGCGGCACGCATAGCTAGATAATCGAGTGATCGTTGGAACTGCACAGTAAGGAAGCGAGGCATTATATCCATCATAGTGTTGCGTGTAAGAGCTAGTGCTCGATTATTCACATCAATAATCTCAGTGGCATACAATGGATCAGCTATTGCAGCAGTATTAGAACGATACACACTAACAGAAGTGTTAATATCCATGATTTCTTTAACCATCTTAGCATATTCGGGACAAAACGGATCAAGCCCAAAAATAAACATAGAAAGCAAAGACACCACGTGTTTCACACTATCTACTGTTGTCTTGGCGGTACGCGTTGCATTGTTGAATAGGGCAAACTGGGCGTTCGCCGTACGGACAGAATCTGCATCCAATTCAATACCAAAAACGTTCGATATCAATGTTATATATGGTTGCATCACTTCTGATAACGGCCGACTCTCTGTAACAAAGCGGTTACATATTGTATTCACTCCTAGGTCCTTAATTGCCTGTAAGCTACCAACAATAGCTTCCGGACAAGTAACAATAAAGTTCGAACCCCACATAGCGGCAGACATATGATCCTCCTTACTCATATAATATAACACATGAATAGAAGTCTTAATATTGATCATATGCAACTTCACCGTTGGAGTGGCAACCAATCGCAAATACTCAGCCGGATCTGTAACCGCCATATGCATATGCGTCTGAAATGAGTAAAAGCGATACGCCCATCGGCGTACACTCTCGCTCGCACGATACAAATAAGCCAAACAGCCCAAACAAGCCAGAAAACCCATAGATACCATCCAACACATCATAATATATGCATCATGATCAATTGTGAAAACTGTCGGATTTGATTCACAATGGAATTCATCAACCATCTCTGGCACCGATTCATGCGGTTCATAATTATCCATAAGCTTCTGATCACGCGCTTTCTTAACATTCTTACACCTACGGGTCTTCTTCTCCTTTTTGGCCAAGACAACCACGTCAGATTTCACGAAGGCTCGATTCAAAGAGTTTATCTTCACTTCCTGTATCTCATCTGTGATAACCTTTTTTGCAACACCAGCAGCAAACAACTTTTGGGAATGCGGCGAGCGCATATAATGCACAAATCGTTGACTACGGGCTTTCAAGGCCTTCAAGCGTTCAGCTCTGGTAAGTTCACCAATAGTCATGTACCTACGCGCAAACTCCCTAATTCGCTGTCGCAATTCCTCTAACTGTATCTCCCACAGTTTCAGGAACACCTGTATCGTCTGACCCTCAGCACTCAAGTGATTGTTATTTGCATACGGCACCCACCATGCATACTTACGTGGTGTCACAATCGCCAATTCTGCAGGGTCTCGCACCCTGTACATACGACGATCCAAAACCTGAACCACCTCATCAGCGGTCAGATTCTGCCGCACCAACTGACGTAGAATACACCTCAGCTTTCGCTCTCCCAAAAAGTGGTTTTTAGAAGTACAGCGGGATATAAACTCACCAAGCACGTTATCATGAGCAACCACAGACAAAGCCGGAACTTTGGCATGTCCTTTAAGCTTTTTTGGAGCTTCATAATGCTTACTCGAAAATGATGACAAACGCAACTCAGAATTGAATTCAGCAAAGGGATTCTTGTCCATAGGTGGACGCATCCTCACGTGGTAACTATGCTGCCACAGTTCCACAACCATAGCACGCAATGCAGTGAGATCTTTCT